GGCGTGATGAGGAAGGCTGGTTTGGATCCCCTAGAGGTGCTCGGGCACTTTGACGAGCATGGGCAGATGTCAGATGCCCACTACGCTCAGATGCAAAAAGTCGGGTTCTCCAAGGGCGTTGCGAACCAGATGGCTCAGATCACCCTATCCGACATCAAGGCAACGCAGGCTAAGTACAAGGATCAGTGCGTTCAGCTGTGTGGAGGATCCGAGGATACGTTCAATGAGGTGATCAATCGCGCTGCTACGCACTACAGCGACGAAGATCTGAAGGGTGTTCGGGAGGCTCTGGAAGACCCTAGGTACTGCATCAAGACCATGAAATCAATACTGTATGACTTGGGTGTCCAGCCAGCGCCAGCAACTACAGCGACCGTTGAAGATACTGCGGTTTCGCCTGGCAGTTCTGCTGGCTGCACAGACGCCGAGGACTACTGGAAGACTTTTGCCAAGGCTAATGCTGGTGATCAAAACGCCGTACTTCGTCTCGCCCGCACTCCACAGAGCCTGCGGGATACCTTCAGGGAGTAGACACTATGCCTAGATTCAAGCCCACGAAAGAGCAGCTCGAGCAGCTGGACCGATGGAATTCCAGCTACCGATTCACCAACTCCGTACAGCAGGGGATCGAGGGAAAGCCGGAAGTCCCGGAGTGCCTCTGCGAGATCGTTCATACGGTCACTGGGCATTCTTGGGCCAAGGGTCCGGGGATCAATGACAACGCCGCCTTCACCGTGGCCATGATCAATGCCGCCCAGCAGCATGGGGCCAATCCGGCAGCCGACGATCTAGCCGACGAGAACAGGAAATTGAAGGCCCAGCTCAAGTCCATGCAGGAGGAATCCGAGGTTCACCAGGACGTTCGGGAAAAAATCTTTGAAACTTCTAGAAAGAATGACTATAGTTTGTTGAACGTGGCCCAGCTGATCGCCCAGTTCGAGGAACGGGGTGATCCGGTGCCTGATGGCGACCGCCGCATGAAGTCATGGAGGTCGTTAGCCATCAAGGTGTTGGAGAAGTTGGACCGCGAAAAGGCAGGCTTTGCCACGGCGCCAACTTGATGGACACCGAGCAAGGCCCTCCTGGCTGAGATTGCAGATCGCAGCCGCAGACTGATCGCCGACAACTTGCATCTCTAGGCGAGCCCGTCAGGACAACTCGCCGCGAGCCGGCAGCAGCCTGGGACAACTCCGATCAATGTCGAGACCAAAGTGCGTCGTTTGGTTTTGAAATTGTTTAATTCGGAGAACCTCCAATGGCAGATTCTAATGCTGTACGGTTCTTGGCTAAGTCTGGAGTCGATGCCGAACTTGCCCTGGAACAGATGTTTCAGGACATGGTCATGGTATCGTTCCGGGCGCATACCATTCTGTGGAACAGCGTCAATATCGGCGCTGGCGTCTCAGTTCCTGGTATTAACCAAGGCAGGCCGGATCCTAACGTGGTTGCTTCACGCAGCATAACTGAAGGATTTAGTCACCAGTTCCTCCATTTTGGCGAGGACACGGACCCAGTTGAGCATACCCCAGGCACTGAACTACTTGGCCAGAACTACGTTCTAGACGAGGGCAACATCACTGTTGATGATATCCTCGTGTCTCACCGAGAAGTTCCTCTAGATCAGAAGATGCTCAGTCATTTCGACATTATGCAGCAGGTAGCTGCATCAGTTGGTCGAAGTCTGGCTGTGTACTTCGATAAGAAGATGATCATCGTTGGCCTGAACGCAGCCTATACGGCGGCGCTCAACAAGGATGGTCTTAGTGTCTATCCTGCTGGCAACGTCGTCGAGCGTGTAGATGCGCAAGGCGCTTACGGTTCCACGGGCGCTTACCCGCCCACAGCCACGGGTGCGGATAATTTCCGCAGCGATGTGGCGGAACTGGCCAGTCTGATGGATATCGACAATGTACCGGAAGGACCGATGAACCGATTCCTGTTGATTACTCCGCAGGCTCGGCGCGTCCTTTCGTTCATCACCAACTCGGCGATCTTCGATCGAGACCTGTCGCGTGTTCCGAACTCGTTGAACGAGCGTGCGATCGGAATCCTCGAAGGATTCACCGTGGTGATGACCAACCACATCCCGAACTCCAGCGTCACAACTGGGCCGTCGAAATATCAGATCGAAGCTGCATTCGACGGCAGTGGTGAAGGCGAGCCAGTAGCACTGGCGCTGTGCGGAGCCGGCGAAGGCAACGCAGCGATCGGGTACGTTCACGCTGGCGGCGTCCAGACACACATCGAAGACGACCACCGTCGTAATACGACGTTTGTCAAGGCGCAAATCCTGCACGGTGCGGGAATACTCTCACCGTACTGCGCTGGCGTGATTCACGTTGATGCTTCTTAACCTCCAGAGCAAAGGAAGATATTATGACTCTCCCAGTTAACGCGGAGCATATGGTCAAACTGCTCTCGCGAGGATCCCAAGAGGCTCTGTCTAGCTCGTACCGGAATTGGTACGTCGAGACAGATGACTTTTCATCGTTCGATGCAGATGACGATTACGTCGTTAGTAATAGCTTAGGTGGCGGTACCACTGGAACGGCGGATGTAATTGATGGCGCATTCGGAATTCTGCAAATCGACTCAAATTCTGGAACTGCTGACCAAGGTGCCCAAGTTCAGCATAAGACCGAGACCATTTTGCCTGCTGCAAACAAAGGTCTGATCTTTGGCTGTAGATTAAAGGTCACCGACACGATCTCGAAAAGCCAGATATTCGCAGGTCTGTCCATTTTGGACACGACTATGTTCGATGCTGGCGATAATACCAGTACCGACCACATCGGATTCGAGATGAATCAGGCCACTCTGGCGGCAGCGTCAGGTCGCGTTGACTTCGTTGCCGAGAAGGGTGGTGCTAGGACTTCCGTTTCGACCGTGACGACGTTAGTCGAGGACACTTACATCATTCTCGAGTTCTATGCTAATGGACTCGATACGATCACCCCGTTGATCAATGGTGTAGGCGGTACAGGCATCACGACAGGTTCAACGCATACTCCTACCACTGAGATGGCAGCAACATTCTGCTGCCAATCCGAGGGTACTGATGATCCGATCCTGAGCCTTGACTGGTATTTCATCGCGCAAGAGCGATAAGAGGTGTTTCCTCCTTGAGCCCTCGCCCCTTCACCAGGGGGGCGGGGGCATTAAAAGGTTTTCGACATGAGATATTTTCGAGCGTACAAAAACTTCTCAGGCACGGCGAGCGATCTAGATCTGTTTGACGCCGCTGGTAACACGCCAGCCTTGGTTGAGGGCAGTTCGTATGTGATCACCACCGTCTGGGCGAACGACAGTGCAGCTGGCGATTTGTACGTCTGGATCGATGCCGATGACGACAACAGTGCTGATGATGCCAACATCATATACCGCTATAAGAATCCAGCTAACGGTGGATTCAGCCATCTATTCGGACAGGATTCGTACTCAGGATGGCGATCCAAGGAGATGGCGTCTGGCGTATCAGCTATGCCGATCGTCGTGACAGGTGCAAGCGGCACGATCAACGCAGGCGTTGTGGGCTACATCGTCGATCCGTGATCCATAGGAATTGAGATGACTGGGCTGCTTCAGAACAATCTGCTGCTTCGTCCAACGTCCTTCCAGTTGGCTAAGACCCTGGGCGCTACTGCGGCTTGGGAATTTACCGAGGCCACTGGTGACGCCATAGACGACATCGGCAGCAATGACGGCACGATAACCGGGACGGCCCAGGGTGCTGCGGCGATACATGCTACGTCGGGTGGAAGCTACGATTTCGATGGGACCGGCGATGTCGTTGAAGTGACGAAACATGCGGATATAGATAACATTTTTGACGGCGGCGGGTCTATCGAACTCTGGGTTGACATTGATAGCGACGGCCAAGGCAACTCAGGTCGAATAATTGAAAAGCGAAGTCCCAGTGGTCTGCTTGGCTGGTCCCTATGGACCGAAACAGAATCAGGCGGCAACGTGGCCTTGGCATTTAGGCACGACAGAGCGACCGATGGCGAGTGGACTTCCGCCGTAGACATCGCAATCAACACTGTCCATCACTTGGTTCTCACATACGACAAGGACGACGCAACTAACGATCCTATTCTGTACGTTAACGCTGTGGCTAGAACAGAGGGTAGCGGGTTGACGGAAAGCCCAGAGGCTGCTGGCAGTGCCAAGGATGATTCATCGAAGGATCTGCATATAGGCAATCAAGATGGACTGGGATCGTCCTTTGACGGCCAGATTTCTGGCGTGCATCTGTACAAAACCATACTGACAGCGGCTCAGGTCACAAGCCTTTATGAGGCGGGGAAGCGGTAATGGTAACACTAGATGCCGTAAATGAGATCCTCGAAGTCCTCGGCGAGACGCCTATCACTACTGTTCCGACCAGTAATGACGGAACGGTCGAATGGCGTGCCAGCGATACGCTGACCAAGGAGGCGACTCGCGTGCAGGGTGAGAACTGGTGGTGGCATCTATCTGAATTCGACGTTGATCTAACTATCCCTGATGTAGAGATCGCGGTATCGGGTGGCAGCGGTGTATTCACATATGGCGAAACCGTGCGAGAGACAAGCACGAACGCCACTGGCACTTTTGATGTGATCCACAACGACAAGATGTATCTTCGGAAAGTCAGCGGCACTTTCACGGGAAGTCAAACGCTGACTGGCCTCACCAGCAGCTCGACCAGGACTGGTGCCGCCTACGCCGCAGTCACTTCAGCTCCTCTGGGCGTGGACTTCGCTAACTGGCTTCGCATTCGCCGGCATATTGATCACCGCAATCAGACGATCGAGGACAAGGAGTTCGCAATCAAGGACGCGATCGGTGCCGCCGATAGCACGGGACGATATCGACTGCTCTTTGATCTGGACAATAACGATTACACTTGGGACGAGAAGATGCGGGTAGACCGTTTAGTCAAGAGGGACTTCCAGGATCTGCCAGATCGTTTGACCGATTACGTTCTAGCTCGAACCAAGATGCGATTCCAGAAGGCTGAGAAGAGGGGCCATTTAGACCACCTCCTCATCCAAGAGGAGATCTTACACGCTCGAGCAGAGGCGTTCACCGAGAACCATCAAGCTATGGGATGGCGAGGGAACATGCTTCAGAGCATGGAGCACCGAAACATCCTCGGGAAAGTGAGGATGAGTGTATGACTAATCCTCGTTTGGATGATGTGATCTCTAAGCAGATGGATATGGTTCGAGATGCAACCACGTCTTCCGATGTGATCACGAGGTTTAACGAGCTGCTCCACGAGCTGAAGTTCAACAGGATTATGAAGCATGACTACGTGACTGGGCGCGGCGTAAAGAACTGGATCTTGACTGACGAAAAGGGTGATCCGTTTCGTATAACCGAAAGCAAAGACGCCCTGTTTACTAACCGTGGTGCCAACTTAGTGGATGAAGACGGGGAACCATTCTGGGATAATTGACATGCCTGAATTCAGAGACTTAACTGCTGCCTCAACGCCTGCTCAGTCCGATTGGCTGGTCGCCCTTCAAGACCCTAACTCGGCTTACGACTACGCTAAATCCGCGATCACCAATATTCCTATTGCCCGCAGCCAGATTACGCAGGAGGCGCTGGAACGCTACCCCATAGCTCTAATGAGTGGTGTCCGTAATGCTGACGGCACGGTACTCGATGCGACTGGTGCGTCTACTAAATTCAAGATCGTCCCTGGAGGATACGGCAGCGGCACGCTTACCTTGCAGGGGCGTAATGCGAACAGCAGCACGCAAACCGACACGCTCATGTTTGAGTTTCCTATCCCTCCGGAGTACGACGATGACGACGATGTTCGCCTCGTCGTGCATTGCCGAGTCAACGATTCTGCCGGTACGGTGGGAACTAAGACTATTGATGCAGAGGTCTATGAACTCACAGACGCAGGGGCGGTTGGTTCGGACATTTGTGCGACCACGATCCAAACGATGAGTAATTCGTTCGCAGACTACTCATTCACAATTACCGACAGCGGTCTAGTTGGCGGCGATCGGTTGATCTGTTTTGTCCGAATAATTATTCAAGAGACTGCGGGCGGCGGAAACATTTTCTCGTTGATAGGGTCCATCGAAATGCAGCTGGACATCTTGGGATGATATGCCGGAACGACAAACCACATTACGGATACCCAGCGTCCACGGCGGCATCAGCCACCAGCCTGCGCATCTTCGGTTCCCCCACCAGGTCGAGGTCTCTGATAATACGATGTCTGACATTGCCAGTGGTACGCATAAGCGGCCAGGTAGCGAGTTTGTCAAGGATATTTCTGGTGACACCGGAACCGACTCTAACGGAAACTACCGCCTCCACCTCATAGAGCGGGACGAGAACGAACGATATTTAGTTGTCTACGGCCAAGGCGATCTTTTGGTCTATGAGATCGTAAACGAAAACACCATCCTTAAGTCTACGGTGACGATCAGCAGTGCAGCTGCTGCCTATCTAGCCAGCGGCACTCCGACTTCTGACGACCTTCGGTTGGAGACGATCACCGACCTGACGGTTATTCTCAACACAAAGGTCGCTATTGACCTGAAGACTACCCCGTCTTATGTGGTCACGCGCGGCTATAGAAACTTCGAGACGATGGTCAGGGACACTCTTAATGTCAACGACTATGCTCGAATACGCGCTGACGAACCTGGAGACGAGCAATTCTGGCAATATACCAACGGTGGCGAAACTGCGACCTTCGCTCACACTCGAATGGAGTCGATGCGGGACAATGAGTGGTCTCGCCCCAACGGTGCATGGACCGATCCTGAGTTGCAGAACTTGGGGTTCACCGTGGCGTTTCAGCGTTTTGATACCAATGGCACCAGTGCTACATGGAACGCCAGTGCCAAGACGCTCACTCATGCCAACATCAATGGCTACAGCCTTACGCAAGGCGAGATGGTGAACGTCACGGGTGGAACAGGAGTGATAGCCGGCTGGTACGAAATTACTTCAGTGTCTGGCACTGCCCTGACTTTGGAGAATAGGAGGGATGTGGACGGTGACGGTGAACTTAAACCTGTTGCTGACTCGAATAACACAGACACGACGTTCGCCGGTATCGGAAAAGAAGTTGATATTCAGCTTGACTTTGACCAAGTCCGTTTTGAGAGAATGCACGATATTGCTGACGCGATTACCGAAGAGTTCAGGGATATCGGGATTGACGCCATCGTGGCTTGGAAGGGTGTTGGGTCCAAGAGAGGGTTCTTCCGGCTTACCAGTCCGTACAGGGGCTCTAAGGCTACCATCACAGGCCCGACATTAGGGCCATCGGGGACCACGCCTCTGTCTGGTCCCGGCAGACCCTTCAACCCCAATGTGGTCAATGCCGGTACTGGTACAGCAACTCTAGATCAGCTCGCCCCTGAAGACCGCTGGACTCGCGTGTCTGCTCCGTCAGACGACGATGGCGTGCCAGACGAAACCACCATGCCTCTCAAATTGCAGCGTGATACCTACGCTGGAGACGGTGCGACTGCGGCCACGTTTACCTGCGACACGATCCCTTGGGTGTCACGAAAGAGTGGCAACAAGATCACAAATCCGGCGCCCAAGGCATTTGATGCTGACGCTGCCGGCAACCAGAGGAAGGTAGCCGACG